CGGCACCCTGCCGCTGTACATCACGCTGGCCCAGGTCACGGGAACGGGCACGACGGCCACGGTGCTGCCGGCCGCCTGGTCGAGCCCGGTCGTGCTGGTGCAGGATGGCGCCCCAGGGGCCAACGGCACGAGCGGCCTGAACTCGGCCACGGTCTACCTGTTCCAGCGCACCGCCACCAACGTGTCGCCGGCGGTGCCCAGTGCCAACGTCACCTACACCTTTGCCACAAGCGCGGCGTCGGGCCTGACCAACGGCTGGTCCCAGACTATGCCGACGACGGGTGGGGCCTACCGGTGGGTGACCACGGGCACTGCCCTGAGCACGACGACCACGGACACGATTGCCACCACCGAGTGGGCGGCGGTCAGCCTACTTGCCCAGGACGGGGTGGACGGTGCTGCAGGCACCGCGGGAGCGGCGGGTGCAGCAGGCACGGCCGGCGCGGCGGGAGCGGCCGGGTTGGCCAACGCCCTGGTCTACATCTACCAGCGCGCGGCGACCGCGGCCACGGCTGGCAACTACGTGACCACTGGCTACGTGGCCACCGGGTACTCCCAGGTCACCACAGCCACCGGCGCCGCCCCCGCCCTGCCCACCGCCACGGTCACCTACACGTTCGCCGTGGCCTCCCTGGCCGGCTTGAACAATGGCTGGTCGGCCACGATCCCCGGAGGCGAGGGCACCCTTTACGTGTCCACCGCCACGGCCAGTGGCACCGGCACGTCCGACACGATCGCCCCCACCGAGTGGGCCTCACCGGTCGTGTTCTCGGAGACCGACAGCACCACGATCAAGGCCAGCAACCCGATCACGCCGAGCAACGCGCCGACGATCCTGCAGCCCTCGATCATCAACAGCGCCCACATCGACCGCTACATCGCGTCGAGCGACTGGGACGGCGAAGTGGGGGCCAGTGGGGCGCTGGTCCGCTACGGCACCCGGGGCTGGGTCCTGGGTCGTGGCTCGGGCGCGATCGGCACCAGCTTCATGGAAGTCGATGCCGCCACGATCCGCGGCAAGCTGACCACGAACCAGCTCGAGGTGGGGAGCGTGAACCCCACCATCATGGCGTCCAACTCCCAGCAGTTCACGCCTACCCTCACGTGGGAGTTCAACACCAACAACATCACCCAGGGCTGGGTGGGGGTCAATACGTCGAGCGTCGGCGCGAGCCTGCAGCCTACAGACACGTCGCTGGGTATCATATCTGTAGCGCCTGACCCCCAGCTCATCAGCCCGACTCATCTGAATATTGGTGGGCTGCGCTCCGATAAGATCCGTATGCGGGTGCGCCGAGCTGCGGGTACAACTTGGCAGGGTGCTTGTTATTTCAGCTCGAAAGTAAACTCCAACGGGACGCCCTCGGGCTTCATCGACGCCAATAAGGTGACAGTAACTGACACCACCCTGGGGGGTGGCTGGGTCATCCTGGAATGGGATATGTCGGCTATGACAGAGTGGACGACGAAAGTTATCCACCAGATCAGGTTCGACTTGGCCTCAGGGCCTACCACGGGGACAGGTCCGAGTGAGCAGTTTCTGATCGACTGGATTGTGGTAGGCCGGCACGGCTCCGGGGAAAAGCGCCAAACCGTGTACCCTCCTGTCAGGTATTCAGATAGCGCCTCCACGGTATACACGACATCCACGACTGTTTTCGGTGAGCCCACGATTATTGTCCCGATCAAGACCGTGATAACAGACTACCGGGACCGGGTTGTTCTTGTATCAGGAGCAGCCACACCCCAATACATGTCGGTGAATAAGGTCTCCCCGACTCCCGTCATTGGCAATACGGTGCAGGTATTGACGAAGTACACCGTAGCCGCGACCTACGGGGGAGTGGTAGCTGGGCTCGTGTTTAGAGCAGCCCTTGTCGGACCTACGGGACAGGTGGATACTGTCATGGGCACTCTTTCCAATACTGGCTCTGGCTCGATGACGGCGGTACTCAGCGGGACACTATTGGGGATTCTTGACCAGAACCTGTCTAACACGACTTACAGCGAAACCAATGTGTTTGATACTCTAGCCCTAGAGTGCCGACTTCAGGTAATAGACTTTATAGACCCGGCGAGCGGATCTGGCTTAACGACAAGGCCTGCAGGGACAGAAATATCTGTCACCACGACAACCACTATCACCTACTAAATCATGAACGCCGAAACCCTTATCCAATTCTTCTCCCCTCTACTCACCAACCTGGGCCTCGTGCGTGACGCCATTGCCCTGCTGCAATTATTCGGCATACCCGTCACAACCATTGCCAAAGTAATTCTTTACTCCGTTCTGTTTGTCTGGGGTTTCTGGGGCCTATACGCCCTGGTCATGAACCTGTACCGGGCGAAGCTGGCAAACAAACTCACAAGGTTTCAGACTTATCTCGGGATGCCATATTACGTCATTGGGCTGGCTGTCGACTTCATCGCGCAATACACCCTGGCCTGCATCATCTTCTACGGCCTGCCCCGAAAAGGCGAGCGGCTTGTGACTACTCGCCTTATCCGCCTGCGCCGTGAAGAACCAAACTCGACGCGCGGAAAACTGGCAACCTACATCTGCGAGCAAGGCCTTGATTCGTTAGATCCCACCGGCGATCACTGCTGATCCAATCCGTGACCGCTTGAGAAGTGACATAACGGTAGAATGAGAATAACAACCGGCAGGCCGAAATGAATCACTTCGACCCACGAGAACTCGCCAAGGAGCCCCTGGCCGCTGCCATTGCCGGCGCGCTCATCGGGCTGCGCTTCGTCCCTGGCCTGACCTGGGTTCAGCGCTTCGTCAACGCCGCATCAGCGGTGGGTCTGGCCGCCATCTTTGGCCCGTGGCTGGCGGACTTCTTCGCGCTGCCCCCTGCAGCTCAGAGTGCGATGTCAGGGGCGATCGGGCTTTTTGGTCTCAACCTGGCCACCCGGCTGTGGAAAGACCTCGAGCAGACGAGCGTGCTCGACCTGCTCAAGGGCTATCTGCCCGGCGGCCGGGGCAAGGAATGAGCATGCTCACCCACCTGGCCTACATCAACGCCGCAGTCCTCACCAGCGTCGCGCTGGCCTTTTCCTGGTTCGTGCTGCACACCAAGATCGACGAGGGGTCCACCATCAAGGCGGGGCTCGTGATGCTGATCCTGGGCCTGGGGGGTGCAGCCTACAACCTGATCTCGTCCGTCGAGGCCCTCACGCCCGCGGATCTGCGGGGGCTCGTTGCCTCGATCACAGCCTGCAACCTGGGCCTGCTGGTTACCGCCGCCGGCATTCTCGCCAGGCTGCGCACCGACCCCAGGGTGATGACTGCCGCCCAACAGATCACGGACTGGGGCAGCCCCCCGGCCTGACATGGACTGCGGTGTCTATCAGATCAAGTGCCTCCCCACTGGCCAGGTCTACATCGGCAGCACGACGAACCTTTTGGCCCGGTGGCGCAACCACCGGTGCTTGCTCAACAACAACGCCAACAAGAGTCCCAAGCTCCAGGCCGCCTGGAACACCCACGGCGCCGGCGCCTTCGAGTTCATGGTGCTGGAGCGCTGCGACAACACGACCGACGCGCTGATCCGGGAACAGCAATGGCTGGACGTCACCCAGGCCGCGGTCGTGGGCCTGAACGTGAGCCCCACCGCGGGCAGCGCCACGGGCGTGAAGCGGTCCAAGGAAACACGTGAGCGCATGCGCAACGCACAGAGCTACGAGCAGCGCAGCGACCAGGCTCGGCGGGGCCACGCCGGCGCCAGGGCACGGGCTGGGGCCAACCTTGCCAAGTCGATCAAGGCTCGGGCGCGACCAGAAACTACTTGAGGTGGCAGCTCCGGCTGCCTTTGCCCCGGCCCGTGCGAACTGGTCGGGGCTATTTTCTGGATTCGCATGTTTGTCGCATGCGATTTTGCGAGAAGATAGATTCGTTTTTGAAATCAATCACTTACGTGATAAAGGTGAAGGGTTCGATTCCCCCCGCCCGCTCCAGACTCTTCTGCTAAGTCGTTGATTTCATTAGGAGTCAATGACAGATGAGAAAAATAGGACGTCAGTGACCGTCCTCACCCGTCGCAGGAATCGCATGTTTTTCGCATGCAAGAGGTTCCATCCCAAACCTGCGGGGTGGCCGATCCTCTCCCAGGCGCTCGCCCTCGCTGACCCACTTGCCGTAGGTGCGCATCACCATCTCGATGTCGCGGTGGCCAAGTAGGCGGGAAATGTGGGCGACGTTCTCGCCCTGGCTGAGCAGTTGGCTCGCAAAGGTGTGCCTGCACTGGTAGGGGTTGCGTGGCTCGATGCCCGTGCCCCTGTGGGCGCGCTCCCAGATGTCGCCCAGCTGGTTGTCGCGCCAGAACCCGTCCTCGCGCCGGGCGCCCGGGTTGACGGTGACGCGCCCGGCCGGGCCAGTAATCGCATGAAGTTCGCGCGCAGCCTGCAGCGCAGCCGGCAGCAGCGGGATCGTGCGCACGCCGGCGGGCGTCTTCGGCCGCGGCTTGTCCTGGCCCACCGTCGTCACCTCGCACACGTGCAGGGTGGCCGCCGCCAGGTCGACGTTGGCCCAGCGCAGGCCCACGAGCTCGCTCGTGCGCAGGCCCGTGAACGCCCAGATCTGGAACGTCCAGCGCTTGACGCCGTCCAGTCGGTTGAGCAGCGTCACCAACTCGGCGACGGAGTAGGGCCTGGGCTCGTAGTCCGACGTGCGCTGCGCCGGCGGCAGCAGCCGCCCGACGTCCAGGCCGGCCAGGGGGCTGGCCTCGATCACGCCGTCGTCCACGGCCTCGTTCAGGACGTTGCGCAGGGGCAGCAAGATGTTCTGCACGCGCTTCAGGCCGACACTTTGCAGCCCCACCCACTCGCGGATCTCGGCCCGGGTGACCGAGCGCACGTCCTTGTCGCCCAGCCAGGGCACCAGGATGTTGTCGATGTCCCTCGAGTAGCACTTGAACGTCGAGAGCTCGAGCGTCGAGCGCACCCGGTCCCGGTAGGCCTCTAGGCGCTTCTTCATCGTGGGGGTTGACGCCGGCGCCGCGCCCCCGAACACGGCCGCGCGCTTCGATTCGGGGAAGTGCTCGGTGTAGTCGAAGTTGCCCCGGGCAATCTTGCCCAGGATCTCGGCGCGCAGCCTGGCGCAGTAGGTCTCGTTGGCCTTGCTGTGGGGCAAGTCGACTACCTCCCGGCACTCGACGCCCTGAAACGAGAAGGCGATCTGATAGACCGCCTTCGTTTTTCGCTTGATCGGTGTTACGCCGACCGCTTTTTTCCGTGCTGGTGGGCTGGAAGTTCCCCCTCCGCCCAGTCGTTCACTGCTCTCAAGTTGATCCATCGCGACTTGCTCCCGGCTGGTGCCCTGGCGTGCACGCCGTCGAGCCAGTGACCGGACCTCAGCCTCTTGTCGACGGCATCGGTCGTGTCACCGGTGAGTTCGACATACTTGCGCAGGCTGACCCAGTTGACGATGGATTCTACGGTCACGCCCGCCCCCACAGCAGCACCGCCGCCCACACGCCCAGCACGATGCTCCAGCCGTAGCGGAAGTGGGAGTCACCGTACCAGCCGCGGGCGACCAGGTTGAGCAGGTTCCACGAGCCGACGCCCACGAGGGTCCAAAGGAGGGTGTTCATGCCTTTACTCCAGATGTGTCAAATTGGCGAGAGAAGAAGCAGCTTGACGGATCTTGGCGTTGAAATACCGCCTGATGACGTAGCCGCGA